ATAAAAAGAGCTTTTGGACGTAATTTCCGGAGACGGGAGTTCGATCCTCCCCGGGCCGGCATAGTGCCCGAGTTCAACAGGACAGAACACCGGGAATACGTCCATCCATCCTGACCGTCCAGGTTGTTAAACAGGATCCCTATGGACAAGACCAAAGTTACTATCACAGGAAACATTTCCTACTCAGACAAAAACACATATGCTCAAGCCGACTTATTAGGCAAGACACACACAATACTACCCACAACCATGATGGTAGAAGGCTCCTACTTTCCAAATGTAGGGGCTGACCATCAACCTACCAGCCTACATTTCTCTTCTAAAGACCTTAAACAAAGCGTTAATACTTGGAATGGCAGACCCGTAGCAATAAACCATCCGGATGCTCAGGAAACGTGCAACAGCCCAGAGACATTCGATAAACAATGGGTGGGCTACGTATTCAATACACGGTACGATGCAGCAGCGCAGAGCTTAAAAGCTGACCTGTGGATTGATAACGATAGAGGTGCGGTCATAACCAACAGAGTAAAGAATGGCGACCGCATTGATGTAAGTATCGGAGCTTTCGGTGACTTGATACCTCCTAGAGTTGGAAGCTCTGATACCACAAAGTACGATTACAGCATGACCAACATCGTTGGTGACCATCTAGCTGTACTACCGGATGGCCAGGGCGCATGCAGTTGGAAAGATGGATGCGGCATACGTGCTTCTGCGTATACGCGTTCTAATAAGGATACTGACCTTTCTATTAAGGCAGTTACCGTTAACGAGCAAACAAAAAAAGCAAAAGGTGATGATATGGAAAATTGCGAAAAAAAGGTTGAGGCTGTTGTTGATAAGATTGAGGCGGCTGTTGATCGAGCTAGCGTGTCCGCGAGTGCGGCAACACCTGCGAAAGTTGACGAGAACTTTAGTATGAACAGCTGGCTAAACGAGGCTCCAGCAGATGTTAGAGAGGGCGTTGTGGCTGCCATGGAGGCACACAAACTTGCTAGGCAGAGGCATATAGACACGATCATATCCTGCAACAAGGTTACATTTTGTGAAAAAGAGTTATGCACCATCGACAAGCTGTCCTTGCTAGAAAGCATCGCTAAATTGGTCGATGAGTTCGCCAATTCAGTTACTGTCAAAGAGAACGTGAACGCGTCTTCAAGCGGTGATTATAAGCTTATGGCTGCTTCTGGTGGTAAACAGAATACTGATACATGGGCAACTTTCAAAGACCTTTCATTTGATAAGAGTACACAGGTGTAGCAATGGCTTTTTTCGATAAAACAACCCATTTTCAGGTGGGGCTGGATGTATCACCTGATAGCCATTACGAAGAGTTCAGATTGGGAGGCGATTATGTAAACCCCGGTATGTTGTTGGCGGCTGATGCTTTTGGGTATGTGACCCGTTACACCGGTCAAGGTGTTTCGTCTGGTTCTTGGCTTTTCGCAGTGGAGAATGGATACCATGGCGGCTCGATACTAACTACGTACGATTCTCCTTTTAGCAGAGTGATGGCAAGAATTTTTAGGCCAGGAGATGTGTTTTTTGTCAAATTCAATTTGTTGCTGTGGCCTGATATACAAGAAGGAGCTTTCCTAGAAGCTGGACCAAACGGTGGCTTGCAGCCACTTGGGCATGCGGGTTCTGCCGATCCTGCTCCAGTAGCTCTGGCGATGGAGAGCGATCCTGGGTTCGATCCACTAGTGCCTACTTCGGAGTGGTACTTAAAAGTTCGTAAAATGTAGGGGGGGGCATGTCAATACCAGGATACACAATTAATAATCAAACAATATCCCTTTCTGTTCCTAACTCCTCGCCTTATTTTGAGGGGATCAGCTACCACTACAATGTATGGCCTGGCATGGCAGTCGAACGGAGTGTTTGGGAGCCACCAGAACCATTTTATGGACTCCCTGTTGAACCGCAAGGGTATAGTAGTATAACCGGAGAGCGGTTGTTTGCTGTGGAAAACCCTTACGATGGGGGTAGCATTCAAACACCGTATTTAAAAGGCGATGAAGGTGGCAGGGTGATGATGAGGGCGATGAGGCCAGGTGACGTAGTTTTAGGAATATACTACCAAGCTGGTGTTGTTGGGGACTTAGCGTGGGGACAAGTATTGGTGGCTACCGGCGGACTCTACCCCGGCACGCTCCGGAAACGAATAAATGAAACGGATAGTTTTGCGATGGCTCTAGCCCTTGAAGCGGTGGTCGGTTGGGATATAGGTAGTGTCGTTCGGATTAGAATGCAGATTATATAAAGAGGTTTTTATGGATAACCTTGAGAATGTGGACAACCACACAGTGCAACTCAGTGTTGGAAGCAAGAGTAAATATCTCGAATCTTTCGCTATTGGGGATATATACCCAGGGATGCTGCTATTGGCGGAGCCAGGAGGTCAAGTTTTCGCTCATAATGTTGCTGACAGTACTGCAGAGGCTTTCTTTGCCGTTGAAAATATCTACCACGGGAAGTCTATCGACGACGTTTATTCTGATGGTCAAAGAGTTATGGCAAGGATATGCCAGCATGGGGACATTGTGCTATGCTACGTGCCGATTGGTACAGCCATAATCGTTGGCACTGTTTTATGCTCTTCTGGGAATGGAATGCTTCATACATGGGAGACTTCTTTCCCTTATTCTGCTGTCGTTGGCATATCGATGGAAAAGCTTAACGGAGGAGTTCCTGTAGAGGCTGATACTCGAGTTAGAGTTAAAATATTTTAATATACAAGGATAAAACAATTATGAATTCGTATCACAATCTTGAAGATAACAACATTATAGCACTTAGTATGACTTTGCCACCATTAAGTGGTGAGTTTTTCGCGTTAGCTCAGGTACGACCAGGGTCACTGTGCAGGCTTATAAAAGTCACCGATGGTGTTATGGGTGTAGAAGAACAAGAAGATGTTGCAGTGGAAGACGCGGGCGCTTATCTACCACTTTTTGCTGTAGAAAACGGGTATATGGGCGGGACAATAAACGATGTATACGAAATTGGGGAACGAGTAATGCTAAGATGGGGTAGGCCTGGAGATATGGTTTTAGCCCGGTACGATGCTGATACAGTGGATGATGTCCACACAGGTCATTATCTCGTTTCTGGCAATGACGGGACTTTGAGGAAACTTGTCATAGCTACGGACAAGCCTGGTGCTGTAGTCGGTATATCTTTGATAGATCGGGTTAAAACTGCACCCGTTAGTGACTTATGGATGCCAATATTCCTAAGTTAGTTGTTAAATCGGTTTTCAAATTTAAAAAAGGGATCATAAAAATGTTAGATAAAAAACAGGTGATAAAGTCATGTCAGATACAATCAATGGAACTCAAACGGCGAACGTTGTTTTGGGAGCCGAAGCACACGAATTAGCCATGATGTCGTTGTACAATGGAAACAGGATTGATTTCCGTAAATACAGAAGCTTTGAGACTTTGCCTAGAGAAGCGTGGGAACAGATCGACGACACGTTGATTAGGACTGCAAAAGAGAATCTTGTAGGGATAGCTGATTTGAACGCTAATCCTGCAACTAATATGACCTACGATGGTATGAGTTCAAGTGTATATACTCGTAAACGTATTTCAGAGATTGGGGCTGCCACGGTATCGGTAACACCTGATACAACGTCAGATTCTGCCATTCTAGCAATGGACGATTTGTCTGTGCCTATGATGGTTACGTACAAAGATTTCAATATAAATACAAACCAGATGGCTATGGCTGCAAGAATCGGCATGCCATTGGGGTTCGCACTAGTCGAAGAGGCTACAAGGTCAGTTACTAGAACATTAGAGAATAATTTGTTTAATGGAATTCTCACTGCTAATGGGGCTACTGCGTATGGGTATTTCACTTATCCTTCCAGGCAGCGGTATCTTTTAGGTGGTGGGGACACCCCTCCTGGCAAGTCGTGGGCAGCAATAGATTCGGATCCAGATCAGATCTTAGCAGATATTAACATGATGATGTCTCTGTCTATGCAAGCGAATCATTTTGGTCCTTGGATGCTATATATACCTTGGCAATATCAAACAAGGTTAAACCAGGACTACGTTGTTGGAACCTATAATACAGGGTTCCCGGTATCCGGATCGATTCGTAGTAGGCTAATGGAATTGCCGGGGCTTATTGGCATTAGGGTATCAAATTACGTGCCTAACGATAACGTTGCTTTGGTTGAGATGACCTCGGATACTGTCATGCTTATCAACGGCATGCCCCTCCGTGCTTTGGCATGGGAACCACCAGGAACACCGAATTGGGATCATAAGTTCAAGGTTATGACTATAAGTATGCCAATGATGATTTCTGACTACAAAGGCCAATGTGGGATAATTCACGGAGATCTTGTTTACGATCCAACACCATAGGGGTATCACATGGCTAATGCCACTATCACACCTAGAATGGTGCGAGAAATAATAACAACTGATGTTTCTGATGGAGAGCTGGAGGGTCTAATTGCTGGTGCTTTAGTTCTCTATCGGAGCCACTTGGGCAGCCGTGCTGTGCCAAATGATCTGCAAATAGAGATGAAGCGGAACTTAGCAGCACATATGGTGGCCTTGCGAGATCCGTCAACCAGAATCACCCAAGAGAAGATTGGGGATGCGGCGGTGACGTATGGGGACAGCCCGGGTCAAGGGACTGACACAACTGGGTTGATGTCTACTAGATGGGGTCAAATGGCGATTACATTAGACCCAACCGGTATTTTGAGCAGGCTAGGAAAGGTGCCAGCTGTTTGGTATTCGCTATAATGGGTTATTGGACTGATCGACTATTAGATGAACCAACAGTTAGTTGGCCCCCGCCTGTAAGAGACGGTCTCGGAGGGTACACCTGGTTAAACCCAGTACAACTTATGGGCAGGTGGCAATTTTCTACGGGTAAAGCTGGGCCTGTCGTTGAATACCAAGCTAGCGGAGCTCTTATAGACTCCAGCACAAGTGTTTGGTTAGAGGCAGCCGTGGACACCGGGTCATATCTTTGGAAAGGGCTAGTTGAAGATGTTCCTCGAGATGCAATACCGGGTGGTGCGTTACAAGTCGTTTCTGTAAGCTATGTTAGGTCGATCCCGACTCGTAACTACTTATACAAGGTGTACTTAGATGAAAGTTAAGGGTATCGGGAATTTAGTAAGTACGATTGAGTCAATCACCAACAAAGCTGCGCCTAGTGCGTATGTTACGGCGTTGGCAAAGTTTTTACTTAAAGTCGAGAACGAGTCATCGCATAGGGTTCCAAAAAACATTGGTACTTTGCGGGATTCGGCCTTGGGCAACTCCAAAGTAACGCAGTCCGGTCCTCTAGGAGCAACAGGGGAGGTCAAGTATACAGCGGAATATGCCATACCTGTTCATGAAATCACAACTTCTAGGCATACTGTAGGTGAGGCTAAGTTTCTAGAAAACGCTGTAAAGCATGTTTCAAACATTATGGGGAACGACCTCGCAGAGTCGTTACGTACGGAAATATTTTTTGGACAATACGGAAAAAGAACAATATGAGCACGTTTACATCTGATATAGTCACTATGCTACAAAATAACGGGTTCGGTACTATCGGAGTCGATATCTTTGTATCCCAGGATCAGCCGCCCACCCCAGATAATATCTTGTCTGTTACCAATACGGGTACTATGCAGGCAGATTTGCCGACTATCGGGTTGTCGTGGCCTACAGTGCAGATAATCGCTCGTGGTACTAGGGGCGGGGGGCAGGAATGCGAAGAGCGGATATACAAGGTGCGTGATTTCATGAAATCAGTTGGGAATTATGCCGTGAATGACTCTATTTTTGTGTACATAAACCATTTATCAGGGCCTGTGGACATAGGTATCGATATCACAATGAGACCGATGTATTCATTGAATCTAGTGTGTCTCAGAACGAAATATTAAGGAGGTAAATTATGGCGGATTATTATAGTCAAGCCCAACCAGGAAAGCTGATTCAGATTCAATATAGCACCGATGGGATCCCTCCGGATACTCCTGCTACCGTTTGGGTTATGATTACAGAGACGTATGATATCCCAGAACTACCGATAGTACGGGACCGGTGGAATGTGACTACTCATGGCCCTGGTGTTTTCTCGGATCAGATTCTTGGCCTTGTACCACCTATAGACATTGTGGTGTCTTGCAACTACGTGAAACCACAATATGACGTTTTCTATGATTTAGCTTATCCTGCAGATGATGCTACGCCTGCAGCGAAATGGTTTAGGATTCTTTGGCCTGATGGTGAATACCATATGTTTGCAGCTCTCGTAGCCGGAGTAACTCCGGCTACGCCACTAAATGAGCATGGAACTTACCAAGCTACTTTAGCTACTAAAGGTGCAATTACTCGCGTACTTACGTAAAATAACAAGAAGCAGAATAGGGGGCAACATGGGGTTTTTAAACAAAGAAGACATTTTAAAGAACAAAGTAAAACAAATGGTCAAGGTAGAGGTTCCAGAATGGGGCGGAGCCGTGTACCTTGGCAGAATGAATTTAACAGACTTAATTGCCTTTTATGAAGACAATTTTGACGCTGAAGGCGAGAACAAAATAGCTCAGGCGGCCATAATGATAGATCTGCTACAAAAGACAATCATGGATGTAGATTGTGTTAGGATCTTTGGTGAAGAGGACAAGAATGCTATAGCGGAATTAGATCCGAAGGTAATAACGAGGTTGTTTAAGATTAGTTCAGAAAATTTACAAATGAACGAGGCATCAAACAAAAAGCTAAAAAAAAACTAGTCTCTAACCCGGCTAGGATCTTCGCGTATAGGCTAGCGCTCCAATTTGGGTGTACTCTCGAAGAGTTAACAGCCAGGATGTCTACTAAAGAGTTCATGGGATGGATCGTGTATTACGAACTTGAGCCTTGGGGCAGTAGCTTTGACGATATAAGGACAGCGACGAATACAGCAGCGGTGTACAACGCTGGTTTAATGATGTCTAACCCTAAACGGTTGCAGACAAAGCCTTTTTTAGCTAAAAACTTTTGTTTGGGTAGTTCTTTCCATAAACAAAAAGTACGCGGATGGGAAGAGCAGCGAGCTAGTTTAAACCGGTCATTCGGGATAAAGGGAAATTAAATGGTAGTCGGTAATTTAATCGCCAAGTTCGGTCTTGATGCAAAAGGCTTTTTCTCAGGCATGAAGAGTGTCGCCAGGACTGCTAAAACCACCTCTGACAAGATCGCGACAACAACGCAGTCCTTGAATCTCATGAAACTTGCACTTGTAGGGGTTGCAGTCGGTGCCTACAAGGCCGTGAGAGCTTTCGCTAATTTGTTGCGACAGACTCAAGGCCTAAATAGGACAATGAAGTTGATCGGAGGGACAGCAGAGGAAAACCAAAAGAATTGGGCTTTTTTGCGGAAACAGTCAACTCGGTTGGGCATAGATATAACCACTTTAGCCAAGAACTTTACGAACTTACGTAACTCAGCGAAAGGGACTATTCTTACCAACAAACAACTTGATGCAGTCTTTTTGGGGTTGTCTGAAAAGGCTGCCGTGCTCGGATTGTCTGGGGAAAAGGTTGCTAGTATGTTCTCGGCGGTCTCACAAATGGCTTCAAATAATGTCATATCCATGACAAGGCTGCGATTGCAACTAGGCACAGCAATGCCGGGGGCCTTAACCTCAATGGCTGCTGCTCTTGGTGTTACCACTCAAGAGCTAACCAAAATGGTGAGTAGCGGAAAACTTCTTGCGGAAGATGTACTTCCGTTATTTGGCAAACAACTACGGAAAGAGGCCGCGGAAGGCGTTAAAACCCTTGGTGTAGGGTTGCGGTCTGCATTGTCTCGGCTAGACACCTCCTGGGCAGATTTGCAAGACACTATGTCTGAGGGGATTATTGCAGACACATTAAGCTTGACTATTGATATGTTTGGGGCTGGAGTTACCGTTGTTAACGCTATGACCCAAGCCATGCAAGGCATGTGGGATAAAACCAAATCGTGGGCTGAGTGGTGGGCGCTGTGGTTAGATGTTAATGAAGATACAATGAGCGGGTTGGGTATGAACCCTGTCCAGATGAACAAGGTTGTCGAAGAGGTCACGGAAAGTTTAGAAGAAGTCGTGGATGCTTCTGAGAAGACCGCAGATGATATAAAAAAGGTATTTGATAAGAACGCCTACAGTATAGAGGATTGGAAAAAAGACGTTGTTGCCACATTTGATGACGTTGTGAAGGAATTCACAGGATTTATCACTGATTTGGCTACCGGAGCGGATGTTTCGTTCGGTGACATGCTTAAAAACATGGCTAAGAAGCTGTTAGACTTTGGTGCGCAGATGTTAATCATACAACCTTTATTAATGTGGTTCAAAGAATGGATGACGGATATGGGCGGTGGCGGTGGAATGGCTGGCAGTATTTTGAGCATGTTCGGGAAACCTAAAGCCATGGCAAATGGCGGAATAATATCCGAACCTGTACTCGGCATAGGTGCGAGGTCTAAGTCCAGCTATCTAATTGGTGAATCTGGCCCAGAGGCTGTTGTTCCTATGTCTGGTGCTGGTGGAGGTGCAGGTACAGGAGGTACAAATAATGTGAATGTTACTATTAATGCAGTCGATAGCAAGAGTGTTACTGAATTAATGCGAAACAACCCGCAAGCTGTCACAGGTCCGTTGGTAGAGGCTATCACAGGTGGTGATAGAGGGTTGTCAGCTTCGTTAAGAATGGCGGTGTCATAATGCCTTTGCCGATCTATCCGGATATAGTGACGGTTATTCCCTCCACATTGCCGTTAGCGTATTCGTCTTCGCAAGCTGTGTTGTCGACAGAGTTCGAGAACGGGCTTGAATCTAGAAGGCTTGTACAAAATTCTATTAGGCGTGATGTCGCTCTTCAGTATTCGACTATGACTTTCCCGCAAGCTAATACTTTAAGAAGATTTTACGAAGCCAGAAATGGATCATTTGACAAGTTTGTTTTTTGGTTCCCGCAAAATGAAATATATGTCAATGAGTATGTTGGAGTCATTACTGCAGTCTCTGTTCAAATTAAGCTGCCATCTGTCGGGGCTGAATCAGGTGTGAGAACTTTGAAAAGAGATGGCACTGACTTGGTGGAAGGTGTTGATTGGACGTTTGTTTCTGGGGGGACTACGTTCCAACCTACTGACGAAGCTTCATTGGCAGAGGTTACAGAACTTGGGCAGATTTACACGTTCGATTTTTCTGGAAGGTTGAGTATAGATGCACGATTCACTATGGCGCCTATTGTTTTCGCAGATGTTAAAAAATACTGGTCTTCAACAACAGTAGAGCTTGTTGGATTGGAGCATGTACCATGAAGCCGCTAGCACCCGTAATGAAGGATGCGTTAGAATCACAGCAATACAGACAAGCCTTGTTGATAAGCTTAGAAGACATAGGCGGGCAAGATTTTTATTATACTACATGGAACACAGGCATTTACCAAGCTCCAAACATGTATGTTCCTCGTGGTATGCAATTTCAAAACATTTCTTATAGTTCTACTCAAATAGTAGATCGTCTTAGCGTCGATCTAGACGATGTTGACAGAAGTTTATATGGAACGTTAGGGAAATACAATATCAGGGAATACCCTGTTGAAGTGACTTTCGTAATACTAGATGAAAACAGTAAGGTTATTGCTTCTCTAGGTATTTTTACGGGCACTATTGACCAATGGAGTTATTCACCTGGAAAAGTCAAGATAATCGCAGTTTCGATCTTTTCTCAATGGACACGGGTTACAACAGCTTTGTATTCTGGTAGCTGCAGATGGAGAAAGTTCAAAGGGACTGAATGTCAGTACAGTGGGACTGGTATGGAGTGTGACAGGACTTACGATCAATGTGTGACTTACAGCAACGAAGACAACTACGGAGGGTTCAGGTGGTTGCCTAGTTTAATAGGAAAGAGATTAAAGGTTTAGAGGGGAAAATGAGACGCAACGCAGCATATACGCCCAAAGTGTCTGTACAGAATGCAGTAAGACCGCTTTTGGGCAGAAAATACAAATTAGGTGGGAATGGGACTCCAGGAGGCGAACCATTCGATTGCTTCGGCTTAGTAGTCGAATATTCCAACTTGAGGTATAGCACGAACATACTGGCCGTTCATTCCGAAAGTGGGTACGATTTCGATAGTTACGCAGGTAGCTACGCGATAGATGCCACGTTAGCGAAAGGAATGTTTAAGAAATATCTGGACAAGTTTTTTTTAAAAATGGCCCTTGGTTTTATCCGTGCTGGAGATCTGTTGTGGTGTTCCCTCGATGGTGATGAATTCGCGGGAATTTACGCAGGATTGCAGAAAATAATTGTAACAACTCCAGATACGGGTTGCATGTCAATTGGGACAGAACATTACGTAAAAAAGGATGCGTACAGATGCCCGCTGCTATCCCTTTAATACTACAAATAGGTGCGACAGCCCTTACTGCTGGTCTGGGTACTGTAGCCTCAGCTTTGATAGTCGGTGGAGCGACCTTGGCTGGTGCTTACTTGGCTAGTGCTTTGTTTGGGAACAAACAAAAGGCGGGAGCAACAGATATCAGAGCTAACTTTGTAACTACTGACAGACCAATACCGTCTATCTATGGTAGGCAGTTGGTAGGCTCCAACGATGTATTCGCGGAAGCTGGCAAAAATGGAGAGGGTCCAAGTAATAGAAAATGTCTTTGGGTTGTGCATTCTCTTGGCGAGGGCGTTATATATGGATTAGGCCAGATAGAGCATGACGGAGAGATGAAAGACGAAATCTATATCGATGGTAAGCTTATTTGGGAATACAAAGGGGTTGCTAGAGCACCAGAGCCGGGAGAACCTCCGGAACCATCGAGCGGAAGTACAATAAAGTATTGGGTTCGGTATGGAACCCCGGATCAAGAAATTGTTACCGAACTTAGAGATGGAACTAGGTTAAAAGAACCAGACAAATTCACTGATCCTATGCGAAATACTGCGTACATCGTTTTCAGGTTCAGATACGGCAATAAGAAGGACAAGATGTTCGCGGGGGTGCCTACCAGAGAAGTAGTCGTAAAAGGGATAAAATGCTACGATCCTAGATGGGATGCCACTATATGGACTGACAACCCAGTATGGTTTTTGTATAATTATATGACAAATCCTAGATACGGATTAGGGTGGGATAGTTCAAAATTTGATATCAGTTCTTTTGAAGAAGCGGCGACATATTGCGAGTTTGGGGCTGCTCCGTTGGTAAATGGGTTTTTTTCAACAGGTGCTGCTTTTGATATATTTATTTTGTCTGACCCTTTAGACTACTCTAATGCAGATGTTAGCTCCTATATCGTTACTGGGTCTACTGTACATATAGTAGTGGAAAAGCTGACCAACGATAGTCTTTTGGTATACCCTGCTAGCCAGTGGCCTTTTGTTGATGAAGAGTTTATTTTGACACAACCTAAATGGACTATGGATTATGTTGTGACAAGCCAAATGAAGGCGCAGGATATAATTGACACGATTTTGAGTCATTTCAGAGGTGCGTTTTTTTGGTATGACGGAAAGGTATATTTAAAATATTTTGATGTTGAGTCCCTTGTTGCGCCTTTTGAGATAAAAGATGAACATATTGCTCGTGATTCCGATGGGTTAGCTGCTTTGAGTGTCACACAGCCGTCTAAGTTTAACATACCAGATGGTGTTGTAGTCAATTTTGTTAACGCAGATGATAACTGGGTTGCTGATCGTATAAACATCGGAGATCCGAACAGAACAGGCAACGTTAAGCAGCTAGAGTATGTTGGGTTCACTAATCGCAACATGGCTTCGGATATGGGTACGTATGAACTTGAACGTGAACAGCTTAGTAGAGCTATTTCTTTTAGTTTAAGGCCTGATACGATCGTTCTGGATACTAACGATGTAATATCTATCACATCATCAGAGTTGAAGATAACCGATCAATTAGCCAGGGTCAAGAGCAACGCGATAGGCCCATCAGGGCTCATATCTGTTATGGCAATATTGGAACGTGAAGAGTTGTACGACAGGACGTACCATCGCCACATCGCGTCTACGTACAATGTCAATTTCCCTGGTATAAGTGAACCTCCACCTGGTGTTAGCAATATAAATGTGACTGAGGACACGTATGATTTTAGGGGGCGAAGCTTTGTCAGATTGGATGTCACTTTTGATACGCCTGCTGGGTATCCTTGGTTTAGTCATGTCGATGTATACGTTTATTCCGGGGTAGCACCTCCAGAAAATGACGGGGTGTACTTGTTCCAACGTTCTGCTGCTGGTGACTTCCAAATTGATCCTGTCGGAGAATGGAAGCCTACCCAATACTCAGGTCAAACAAACCTTTATTACGTACGATTAAATACTGTTTCTATACATGGTATAAAACAAGATGACGTAGAAGCGCCCAGGATCTCGCATAAAGTCATCGGGGTTTCCAATATTTTACCTCAAGACCCAACTTATTTAAACATAACAGTCAATTTGGCATCGGTTGATATTATTTCAATTGAGCTTGATGATCCTGATATAGATGGATACGAAGTACGTCTAGGGGATGATTGGTTAGGCTCTGTTTTTCTTACGTTCAGTAGCAACCCATCCGTGACTTTTGGTGGTGTAAAGCCAAGCTTGCCGACCGTGCCACATAAGTTCTGGTTAAACACTAAAAATAAAACCGGGAATTATAGCGAAACGCCTTTATCGGCTGATGCTATAATCGATGACCCGCCACCAGGTTCCCATGTGTTTTTTACTGAAGTCATTGATTATGCTTCTGTAGAGGGCGTTAATCACAACATAGAAGTGACCGGAAGTGCTTATCCTAACCAATGGATACAGTGCGCGCACACGCCTGTTGAGGATCTACATGGTGACTACATATCGAATGAGATCAATATTAGTAATTTGAGTGATGATGGTAGAGTCGTTGTTTATGTGCTGTTTGAGTTTGTATTGTCAAGTGGGTTAAATTCATGGGATGAATTAGCTCCAGATCCAAACAATTGGGAAGATCTGGCAAAGGATGGTGTTTTGTGGAGGTCTTGGGATTACATACTAGGTGCAGCGGATAGTGCAGTAGCGAGTTTAATAGCTGTGAGCATTGAGTATTCCGAGACGCCGAACCCAGGCCCATATGATCCAGACAACTATGAAAAGATTGAACGGCTCGAGTTACTATACGGTATCATAAAAGGGAAATATGTTAGGGTACGGTTTAAGATCCAAGACATCAATTCGGAATCGCGTATGACTATTAAATCAGCAACTTTACACGCTGCTTATTTAGAAGATAACTTATTAATAGATGCTTAGGAGGCATAAAACATGACTGTTTCTTTGATAACATCGTTACCGAATGCTCCAGTGGAACTGTATTCGGCGGTGCCGACTTTGGGCAAGATACTTATTTCAGGGCAAAGTATGTGGAGCCAAGATCTTTACATCCCGGTAGGCGCAACTAAACTTATCGTTAAGGTCTTGCAACATGATTGTAGCATCGCTATCTGTCTGGATTCTGTATGGTCACCTAAAAATGCTGAAGTAGATGGTCCAATGTGGGGTGATGAAGTAAGTGTGGATGTAGCATCTTTACGAGTGGACAAGTCTTATTCCCTGATTGTATGTGCGTATTCCTCTAAGAGCGTCGTGCCTTTTGGGGATATCAGTGGGATTATATCTAAATGGGAAATAGGGGGGTAATATGTCGCAAGTTTTTACTGCATTATTCGATCCGGATTCAGATGTTCAAGCGACCATGAAAGGTCTTTTCGAGGACAATTTGGATGCGTTGCGGACTAAGTTTTCTGGGGCCACCGAGCCAACCGAAACAAACCTTATCAATGGTGGGTT